CCTCGCCTATAGGCGAACTCCTAGTCTTTTCGGAGAAATATTCAGAGACGGTAGTCCCTGAGTATGTAGCTTAATAAAGCTCCCCGATTGATAATGGTATTCCTCGGCACCTGTTGGTGTCGTGGTTAATACCTCCAATGCAGTGGTCTCGGTGATATCCAAGAACCACATTGGCAATGCCTTAGAGATTGCAGTAGCAATTTGCTCTGAGGTATTCCGAGCGAAGTTGGGCTTTGGTTCCCAGGGTTCCATCTTCGACTCGTAGTATGGCCATACTACCTTCTGGTAGGTATGGACATACTTATTGGTGTTGAAGACCGATAGGTCCTTTCCACCAATCAAGAGCTCCTGGAAGAGATTTCCTCTGGTTGCTCTTTTAACAAATTCCTCGACTGAGAGAATGTTGTTATCCGCTGCGAGGGCTATCGTCCTTCTAGCGTTATCTGATGGGAACTTATGCTTAAGCTCCCACCAGTCCATGGCTCTAACTTGCTGTTGAGCAAACATGGCTTGACCTGGCATTGCGTTGCAACTCCAGGCCATGGCCATCTGCTTATTCAGCTCGTCAACCATGTCCTCTTGGTACTGTAACAGATCTGTTACACCACGCCGAGAGGTGTTCGTGTTGAGTTTCCGAAATACTCGGATATCCTTCTTCACGAAGTTCCCTTGCAACAGCTTGTTAACAAGCCATTGCGTGGGTTCAGGGCTCGCAAGCAACCACTTTTTAGTGTCGCGTTTGAGACCCAAGCCATAGCCGCCCACTGTCGTGGGTAGGTGTATGGCTGCAAACGCACGAGGATTTCTCGCCTTTCTAGGTAAGAGTTCTCCCATGCGTTCGATAAAAAGGGCTCTGATAGAGTCCTTCTTATCGTAGGTGTAGTAACGGTCATCATTCGGTAACCATTCCAAACACCCTCCAAGCTGTGCCGATTTACCAATCGCCACATTCTTGTTATCCTTCTTCATCATGGTCGATTGACCACGTTCAAGAAGGCGAACCTTTAC